TCAATAGAAGCATAGTACTGTCCAAAGGTTGGATCTTTAACAGGTCTTTCCCAAACAACTAAACATCCTGTTTTATCTTCAGTCTTCTTAGTAATAGGAAATTCTTTAATAGGTTGTTTGTTAGATGATTTAACAGTAGGCTTACCATTCTCATCTGTAGAAATATCTAAGAACTCATATCCATATTCTTTTTCTTCTATCCTTCTAGATTGAGCTGCAATAAGATGTGGAGGAAACACTGATACACTCCTATGTGCAAATGCCTCCTCAATATTTCTTGGATGCTGAGATATCCTTAACTGGTAGTCTTCTGGAGATAGTTCATCTTTCCATTTAGCAAACTGGTCATCTAAAGCCGCTAATGCTTCTTCTACAAGTGAATTACCATAATCATCTATATAAGGTGGCATTGACCACTGCTCAGGAATAAACAAACCTGACAAACCTTCAGTACCTTTAGCATCAATAAGATTAGTTTCAACAGCATATATATCACTATCTGTTGGTGTAAGAATCATTCTTCTCAAAGGTTCACACTGAGATAAATCCCCTACAGATCCTGCAGCAATAAACATTCCAGTAGTAATTAAACCAGATGCCATAGCTGGACGCATATACTCATATGTCTGATCCATCTTTGGTGCAATCCCGGCTTCTTCATGAAAGAAGTATTTTACCGGACCCCCTACACCATTTGTAGGATCTTTCTCAAATGACATGCCCTGCATAGTACCCTTTAAACCCACTTCTGTTTTTCTATCCCCTTTTCTTACTTCAATCTTTTGCTGCCACATTAAGACTTTGTCTGGAGACATTGGACGATACCATGCAGTGTGTTCATTCAAGAAGGCAGCATATTCCGACATGAACTTCCAAGAACCTTTCTCATTGATATAATCTTTTAGACTGGCTCCCATCTTTAAAGTTACCCCAGCTTCAAACCAAAGCTGATTAAGTAGTTTAGAGATGTGAAAGTATGATGATGCTATCTGACGTTTCTTCAAGATAGCTGCATGTTTATAGTTAAGTTCTGCAAGTAGTTCATATAAAGCCATATGATACTGAGCATCTCTAATTTTAGCAAAGTCAAACTTCTGTTGTTCTTTATCAAAGATTGGTAAGAAGTTTAACCACATATAGTAGTCTCGAGTTATGAACCACTTCTTATCACCATTAATATAAAAAACTCCTTTTCTACATTTATTTTTTTGATCATCCCAATAAGATATAAAGTCTTTTGATCTAAAGGGTGCTAGACAATAAACATTCTGATCTCTGAATTTTACTGCTTCTTGATTAAACAAAAAACTTGTTTTATCAAATTTATACTTTCCAGGTTCAAAAAATATGTTTGCTATTGTACCAGAAAATGCTTCTCTTGATTCAAAAGAAACGGTAGTCCACGTACCATTATCCCAACAGGGTATATCTTGATAAATCTCACTCATAGTTATTGATCATAAGCCATACCAATTCCACCACGTACTTTACTAGATTGTTCATCTTGAAGATCTTTGTAGACTCCTTTAAATGATGCTCTAATCTGGTCAAAGTTTTTTGCTGCTGCTACAAGAGAGTTAATATTACCATCTCTACCTGCTGTAATGGTAGTGGTTTCCATATATCTAGCTAATCTATCTAACATAGATGCCATACCTTTGTATGCTCTAGATGTAGGAGTCTCATACATTCTTCTACAAAACTCCAAGGCTATATGAATATCATCATCTTCCGGAGAAAACTCTGCTTCTATTTCTTTTAGAATGATATATTCTTTATCTACATCCGGTGTGTGAAAAAATGGATTCATATCCGGATTAGGGCAAGTCATGTAGAACAGGTACAGATATATCTTTAAATGATCTTCTGGATAGTTATCCATTACATCCTTTAGAGCTTTTAGTGTGTAACAATGTTCAGTAGGAACTACTATACCATTTTGTACATCAAACAGTCTTGTTATCATTTCTTTTTTACTTTATGTTTGTTATCATGCAAATAATGCATAACAGCTACTACTTCTTCATGTAGGTATGGAATAGCAATAGGTATTACTTCTTTCACCACAGGATCACCATTATCATTATACTTAGTAACGGGATAGCCATGTTCATCTTTTGCATCTTCTTCAAAGGTAACATGATGAATATACATCTTACCAGCTTTTAGTTTAGGATTATGCTTTAGTATAATATACATATAAACACTGAGCTGTAGTGCATAGTGGTTATAATTACAGTCATCTAAATTACTTACCGGTTCTGTAAGTTTATCTGATTTACCTTCCCAGTCTACATAAGACTCCATCTTTATTTCCTTGTTAGTCTTATAGTCAATAATATTTACCATACCATTGACTACTTCAACTAAATCAGATTGACCACAAATCCCTACAGATTTGAGGTAAACCATATGTTCTGGATACACGCCTGGTTCTAACTTTTGTATTGGAGCAATCTTTAATCCATTTATTTCATCAATAGGAGATATAACTGGTACAGTTGTACCATCTCTTTCCATTGATGCTAATGAACATATATCAGATTCTCTTTGATTGTGATAGTATGTACCTAATGTAACGGCTCTTAATGATTCTGAATCCCAAATTTTTTGAATCTCTTTAGGTTCAATACCATACCACTTTGATCTCTTATTTTTAGAAACTCTTTCTGCAACTTTCTTTGCATCAAAAGGTTTTTTAAAATGACTGATTAAAGTAGTTACACTAATCCAGTCAATGGATTCACCATTAAGACTAACATATGTGTGATCTTCTGCTTTAAATGCTATGCTCATAATTCATCAAGTTTATCTTCTTCTTCTTCTGTAGCAATTGCATCCCATTTACCTTTAGGACACTCAGAGGAAAGTGATCTTGTTTTAAATGCTAATGAACACCCACATTCGGCACAACAAGGTTGTGTTTTCTTAACAGCACACTGTTTACCTTTAGTATCCAAATGCTCACATCCATCACAAATGTCATGTCTCATTCTGGCAATGTCTTCTACAAATTCATCTCTGATTATAGAATTTTTGATGCCTTCTAGGATTCCTTTTCTATTCTCCCAGATTGTTTTTAGAACTGCTTTCATTTTTGGTTTTTTTAAATTCGTCTTTGCGAGTATCCTCTAATAATATCTTTTGCTCTAACTGGATTAATAAGTCAAGTTTAGTTTCAAGCATCTTCTTATTAAAATATGCACCATAAGTAGATGTATCATGATTCTTTAAAATATTAGTATATTTTGGAATAGACTTTCTTACTAATCCAGATTTAGCTACAAAGTGTCCAAGACCTTCAACATTGATTCTTGGATATGTTAGATTACTTAATGTTTTCCTTAACTCACCATAATAAAACTCTACTATGTCTTGTATCAGAGTTTCATTTTGATCAAGTCCTTCAGCAACTTCTTTATATAGACTACTTGACTTCTTTGGAATCATCTCCTAAAAATTTATAGTCTAACAATATTGTTCCTTCAGTTTGTATTTTAAGTATTGGATTAAGTAATATTTGTTTTTTATTATCTGAATCTTTAATCACTAATCCATTTTTCTCAGCTTTATTTACACAGTTTCTTACTGTCTGAGGTGATTTAAATATCCAATCCTCTTCTGAAGAAGCATCATAACAAAAATGAGTAAGTTCAATTGGTTCATTAAAACTCAATAATGTCAAACAGTTAAGGTCAGACTCACTCATTGCTATACGGTTAATATAACAATGAGTCAAAATCTGAAACTTTACTATGTCCCATTTAGGCATTCTAACACGTTTCTGTACCTGATTGACAAGAGCCATTAGTTAAGCTTTTTTTAACTTTCTTTCCTTTGGTGCATTTGGAGAGTCGGTAGTTTCGGGTTCTTCACCTTGTTTAGGTTCTTGCATCATCATTCCAAATTGCATTTGGATACTTGCTCTTTTAAATCTTACTTCATCTATCTTAGCAAGAATACTCTCATATTCATACTGAGCTTCTAGATAAGGTAATGAATCAGTATAAAAAGAAAGCATTTCTTGTTTTCTTTCTGCTAATTGTTCTGGAGTTAATTCCTCCATTTCGGGCATTTGTTGGTTCAAATTTTCCATTATATATTTTTTAAGTTTAAACAAATATACAATAAAAGTTTAAATGTAATAGATTTAAAATAAAAAATCCAGACACTGTAAGTACCTGGATCTCTATAACTTCAGTATGTTTAATACATACGATTTCTTGTTTTTCTACCTACACCAGCATCTTTTAATCTTGATCTGTTTGCTTTTCTGTTACCTTTATGGCAACCACCACCATCATCTGAAGTGCAATTTGAATCTAGAGTTACTCCTGAAGTACCTCCCATTTCATAGCTTTTCATTGAACGTATGATTTGTGATTTACCTGCTGAACCACCTTTACCATACATTGATTTACAGAACATTGTTGCATCTGTAACTCCTTTTAATCCTTTTGAGTTTTTCATCTTATCTATTTTTAAGTGTTAAATTCAATATTGTAATTAAATAAAAGTCTCTTGATAAATCTATTTCAAGAGCAAATATATCTAATGAAGAGATTCTTAATCTAATCATTACTTTGTCCCACTGCTTAGTGGCTGCTTTCCAACTGTTTCTAAATTTCATTATGCTTCATTTTTACTGATGGTACCTTTAGCATCTAATAAGACTTTACGGACATTAGCAGGTTGTGCTACTTTCCATTTAGTTCTTCTTGCTTGATACAATCTTGTTTTTAATATTCTTGTTACACTCATTGCATTTCCTTGGTTTCCACCAAGTACGTGATAGCAATCTTTATCTTCTCCAACATATATTCCTACATGTCCACCACCATCTCTTTTAAAAGTAAGTACATCACCTAACATAGGTTCATTTACTTTAGTTCCAAAGTTAGCCCATGATAGAGCCCACAATGGTTTGTCTACTACTTCTAATCCTGCCTTATGTGCAGCATAGCCAACCGCTAATCCACACCAAGGAATCTCATCTGCAGTATATACTTTCTGGAGGCCTAATTCTTTTGCCCATCCCATGATAACCGGATTGTGCACTTTACCAACTACTTCTTTAGTACCAAGCATCTTTACTGCTTCTACTAAGATCTTTGGAGATTTCTCTTCTTGTAAAAAATTATAACTCATATATCAATTTTTGACATTCTTATAAGTATCTGATACTTTTTCTATAGTACCTCTGATTTTCTTAACTGTACTAAATACAGACTTAAGCATATTGTTACCTGTGATATCAAACCAGTTCTCATTAATAGATGATAACTCTATGATAGCAAATATACATAATAGGAAGTTTGTATAAACAGCTGCTGTAGGAACTGTAAATCCATAACCTAATGCTTTAATTACTCCATTACTAAAAGGAGTAAGTGCATAGTAGTCTAATGGAAATAGGGCTCCGGCAAATATATAATAACCAGCAGCTTTAAACACATAACCTCTTCTTAAGAGTTTTGACTTGAATACATCTCTGTATTTTCTTCCTTCTACACAAGCAATCTTTTTTAAGGATATTAATTTAACAATTGTATCTATAAAGATAATAGTCATGAGTAGAATTGCACACATTTCTATTGGAGCAAAGAAAGAGAATAGAGACAATGTCAGGAGAGTTAATTTTGTTTTCATGGTAGTCTACGTGAAATCAGTTTGAATAAAATATAGATCAACAAGATGAATAGCACAATACCTCCCACATAAGCTAGAAAGATAACCCAAGAAGGGATGTATTTAATTCTTTCTGGCTTCAATGTCTTAGTGACCACTCTAGTGTGGTATACATCATTGCCTTTAATTACTTTGGTTATTGTATCTACTTTGGCTTTTGAGGTGTAAACATTATTCTGGAGTTTAGTTTGCAATGATAAGATCTTACCATCTTTGTCTCTTAGTACTCCATTTAGTTTAGATAGTACATTACCTAGAGAGTCACAGTATAGTGTATCTTCTATATATAAAGTTTCTCCCAGTATTTTAATAGTTGTGTCTCTGTATTCTATGATTGTTGCAGTACTGTCCTTCTGAGTACATAATGGGCAGTATTTAGCAAGTCTTTTTTCTAATGAACAAGATGTGATAGAAACAAACAATAGTATATATAAGAAATACTTCATACTTATAATATAGTGATTTTAAATGAAACAGCAATCTTATTCTCCTTTAAGTGCTTGGATGAATAGATTAATATCACTAACTAGTTTTTCTTGACCTTGTAAATTAATGATAGTACTCATGTCTAAGAAATATAAGTAATAATGAATATTGTTCCTGTTGCATCAAAGGATAAACCTTGTATAGTATTATTTAATCCTGGATCATAATTAATTGTTACTCCTGCTGGTAAAGAATACCCATCAACTGTTCCTGCTGCTGTTCCTACATTTGCTATAGAAAAACTATATATAGGGCTTGGTACTACACCAGCTGTTGTAAAAGTTTCAATATTTGGATATCTTTGTTGTGGTGGACAACAAGTCCCTGTTGTTAAAGCATCAATAACACCTTGTAGGCCCTTGAGTACTTTTAATTGAAACGGAAAGTTATTCCCTTTGTTTCCGTAATCTTTAGTATTTCCTATTGACATAATTAATATGTTTTTGTTAATGTAAATATTTCTGAATATATAGAGTCTAATGGATCACTGCTTCCCCATTGTGCTGTTATAACTAATGTGTTTAGTACTGTTGTATCAAATGTTGTATTATTAATAATACTAAATGCTGAACCTTCAAAATTATTTGAAGCATCTTTTAAATATGTAAATTGTCCTCCAGATGCAATTGAACCTATTCCAGAACCTCCAAGTGATCTTACTGTAAAATCAATCCACATTGTCCAATGTCTATTTGTAATTTGAGGCATTGTTATATTTCCAGTATCTGCTAAAACAGCTCCATTTGATTTTACAATTAGTCTAAGTAATTGATTATTTTTTGCAGAAAGATGACCTTCAAAAGTTGCTCTAAAACTATCACCAATTTTAAATCCATTTGCAGGAATTGATAATGATCCTAATCCATTTCCTATTAATGACCCAGCAACTGTTGTATTTGTAACTGGCACACTACTTTCGGTTTGAGTAAACAAACCTCTAATGTATCCCAATGGATTACTATAATATGGATTAAATTCTATCTCAGTTGGCATGGTAAACTTATATAGTATAATATACTAAAAATTATTATCATAAACAAAGAAGCCCTAAGTTATTTAGGGCTCTTTCTAATTCTTATGTGTTTGTACTAGAACCTTTAATGAATTTTTTGTTCTAAATACACTTAAGTTATTTGTAAACTGACAAGAATATATAACTCTTGTATGGTAATTTTATTAAACTGCTGTAATTACAAGAGCACCAACATCAGATACTGTAAGTCTGTATCTAAATCCTCCAGGTGATGCAAGTACAAGACCGCGCCCTAAATCTTCAATTTCAATATCTTTTTGTTTAACAACTAAGTTTGCAACTAGATTAGCAGCTTGAGAAGCTCCAACAGTTACTTGTCCGTTACCTTGGATAATAAGTCTATCTCCACCGCCTGAACCAAAAGCTGTAGCAAATTTAATTGGAAAACTTCCATTTTGTGTAAAGTAAAATGAATTGTTAAATATAGGATCTGCTGAAGTACCATTTAAACCAAACTGGAAAGATGTTTGCATAGTCTGCATCAAGTTGTAAATTCCTGCTCCAGTAGTTACTTGATCCATTCTTATACCTCCATTATTAGTATAGAGTCTTAATGGATACCCAGTATTATTTAATATTGGAGCACCAATAGCAATTCTTGCAGACCCTGTAGTTCCAGGACCTGGATTAGTTGATAAACCAAAAGTTGGTTGCCATTGAGCAGCTCCATTATTCCAGAAAGTTGTTTGTCCATACACATTACCTGGTAATCCTGATCCAGATGGTCCAGCCGGACCTGCAATACCTTGTGGTCCTTGAGGTCCTTGTGCACCTTCTGCTGCAAGTAAAGCCCATTCTCCTGTAGCTAAGTCAGGAGCAACTGTACCTGATGTAGGTGCAATACAAAACCAAGAAGCACCATCATATCCTACGGCATCATCAATAACATAAGATGCACCTGATACCCAAGCACCTTGCCAGTTTAAACCTGCTGGTCCTACTGGTCCTGCTACTCCTTGAGGTCCAATAGGTCCTTGTTGACCTGCTGGAATTGCAGTTGCAACTTGAGTAGTAAAATCTTGTACAGAGATTGCTCCTGCAAGATATTGATCATCTCTACGGTCATCTTTAAGACCTACGGGTAAAAGTGTTTTGCTAGGATTAACTGAGGTAACTTGTCTTTTACCTTTAATCCAACTAATAAAATTTAGAATATCCATTTTTGTTTTGTTTTACTTATTGTTAAAATCTAATTTGACCTTGTGGTTTTAAATCTTTTGTTCCATCTTCTTTTACAACTACTGGACGATAATTAATTAAACCACTAACTTTTTCTCCTCTTAATGTTATAGTAGCACTAATAAGTTCATATGTCTCACCTTCTCCAACTTCTGGTTTATGTGAGTTATAGATACTATTTAGTTGTTCTACTACTTCTGTAGAAATTTCTTCAGAAGGGTTTGTTGCGTAGAATGCTGCAATAGTTTCTTTAAGAGCTTCTTTTGCTGCATCATCTTCAGAATTAAATAATGCTGTTTCAGCTTCTGTAATTGGATAGTGTGCTGGAGTTGTCCATACACCTTCTTGATTTGATCTATATGTTTTCATAATTTATTTTTATATTGTTACAACAACGTTACTTCCATTTACACACTGTAATACTGTTGGTGCACCCGAAGATGTATAATAATCCCCGCTATTTTTAATACAAAAGGCTGCTCTACCAGAGAGCAAATAATTAGTTAATGTATTATCATCATTACCAAATGAATTTACACCACCTATACAGTGATTGAACTGACCAGCTACTGTTAATCCAGTTGTATCCCAAGCAAATGAATTACCACTAGCAACACAGTTATTAAATATACCGTCTGCTAATTTACCAAATGCAGCAAAAGAAGCTATACAGTTTGTAAAAACACCATTAGCTGTTTGATTACCAAAACTGAAGCCTCCATATGCTGCACAATTAGTGAATGTTCCATTTGCATATCCTGCTCCAGGATCAGCAGCACCAAATGCATATGCAAAACCAGGAGCGATAGGAGAACCTACTCTACAATTTACAAATAAACCACTTGCTTCATAACCACCAAAACCTTCTGTTTGAATAAGAGTACAATTTTCAAAAGTACCATTTGCCATACCTTGGCGAGTCATTGCATTATATCCAAATGAGAATGCATCAGCAGTACAGTTTTTGAAGAAACCAATTGCTTCTGCAGTATTACCAGTTAAAGAGTATCCAAATGTGTATGCTTCAGCTTTACAATTAGTAAATACAGCATTAGAGTCTATAAGAACTGAGGCACCTACAAAATCTGTATGACAACCAAAACTATACCAACCACTCTTACAATCTGTAAAAGTTGTACTACCAATATAAACGGTTCCACCATTAGGTCCAAAATTACCTGCATAACCAAAAGAATTTGCAGGAGAACCTAATGTTGATATTGAGCACTTATTAAATGTTGAATCTATAATTCCTGCATCAACAAGTGCAGCACCAAATGAATTTGATCCAGCAACACAGTTTTCAAAAGTACAAGCTTGAATGGTAACTGTTTGTGGTGTAGATTGAGGAGGTGTTACAAAAGGAATAGGTGCAAATAATACCATAGATGATCCAAAGGAATTGCTTCCTGCAGTACAATTTTTAAATGTGTGTCCATTCATTGTTATTCCTGCACCAAATGAAAAATCACTAGCAATACATGTATCAAATGTAATAGATGTAGTACTTGGGTCAATAAGTATTTGACCATTATTTGGGCTTGCATCAATACCTTTAATAGTACAGAAACTACTGCTAACTAAGAAAGTTGTAAGAACAACATCTGCTATTCCAGAAAGGCTGATAACATTTACATAATCAGCATCTATTTCCCAACCATATGCTCCATTATAAGCACTCATATCATATGTACCTGGAGCTACAAGAATAGTATACTCATTAGAAGATGACTTAGCACTACCATATGGGGTAGATGCAACAGCAATATCATATGCAGCTTTTAATTCTGCACCATTTTCGGCAGCAGTTGCACCATCACCTTTTACTACAATATATGATTCTCCTTGAATACTTGTATCTACAAGTGCAAGCAAATCTTCTACTGTGATAGCACCTGCAAGGTAACCATCATCTCTTCTTCCGTCTTTTAGTCCAAGAGGAACTAATGTTTTGGATGCATCTACAGTAGATACTTGTCTACCACTTTTGATCCAGCTTATAAAATTTAAAATATCCATGGCTATAAATAATTTGTATACAGTATAATATACAAAAAAATATTGATTAATGCAAAAAATCCCCAGTTAAAAACCAGGGATTTAATATTTGTTGACAGGGTAGAGGTTTATATTAGCCAAGCATATAGCCAAGAAGAAAAGATACAAGTATTAAAGCTGCAATTGTATAATTTGCTATGGCACGACCTTTCTCATCTTCAACATACATATTATATATCTTATTATAGATAGGTCTTGTCATTGCATTAATAATAATCCAAAACATTGCAATACATCCTATTGCAAAAGCTGCTAAAAGTATTTTCAACCAGATCATAATTTATCTATTCTTCTTTGTAAATATACTAAAGCTTTCTTAAGATCCTCTTTTTCAGTGGATTTATTTTTCTTTCCAGCTCTAGCCAAGTACTTAATTACATTACCAAGGTAAAAATCTTTGTCAAGTTCCCAAGCTTCTAATACTTTGAATACTTCATAAGCATTATCCTTACCACCATAGTATTCTGGTCTTGGTCCTTCAGATAAATCTACTACTCTATTTCTGTAATCATCGCAAAGTTTGCCTTTGATTTCAGGATTAACTAACTTAGTATGAGCAGGATAGGGCACAGCAGTTGTAGTATATACAGTTTTTTTCCAATCTTCATCTGTAATGTTAACCATGACTTACCAGATTATAACTACGTCACCTTCATTAAGAACTAGCTTAGTTTCTCCATCAATATCAATACGCTCAACTACTTCTAAGTTAAGTGCACTTGTTCTGATATAGACTTTGTCTCCAACAGCTACTTCTTCTACTTTATCACCAATTGCGAACACATTTAATTTGTTCCACATCTTCACAGCTTCTGCCATGATGATTTCCTCATCCTTTGCACTTAACTGGATTGATGACTCTTTTCTTTTAGGAATATCCAATAGGATAGTTCTTCCTCTTAAACTTTTAAAGTGTGTGCTCATTTTTCTTATTTAAATGTAATTACTTTTACTACTGCCATTTGTGCACTCACTAGTTCTCCAACTGCATGATCAAATAACAAACTCTTGATTGGAGACTTATCTCCCTTGTTGTATTCTTCTAACATGATGTTAGTAACTTCAGCTATAAGACTTTTTACTTTAGCTACATTGTCATCATTTGAGGGATTGAATTCAATTCCTACTAATAATTCTCCAAAAGATAAAATCTTTGTTTCCTTAATTCCTACTTGTGGTTGTTCTTGTTCCATATATGTATCAAATTTAATTCTTGCTTCCAAGTTAGTTTCTGACTCCGCTGTCAACTTCTGCCATATGTCTAACTGTTGTGTTGTCATATCACAGTCTCATATGTCAAATCAAAGATATCTTCTTTGCATGGATAAAATTCCCCCTTAACTCCTTTGATAATGTAGTCTCCTTTTGAAGCTGACATATCTCCTTCTAGAGTAGATATAATAAGATCCTTTGTCTTACCACTTGACGTTATATAACAATTACTACAAAACTGTAAGATCTCTACATTGTTTTCTCCTGTCCACTGGACTGCCTGAATAACAACTGGTTTCTTTCTGTAAAATGTCATGACTGTTGGTTTGTACAAATATAAAAATTATTTCTAAATAAAAAAGCCCAGACTATAAAATCTGGGCTTCTCAGTTTTTAACCTTTAAAACTAATTGATATGATACACTACAAATATATAAAAAATATTTTATCTACCCTGTGATCTATAACTTTTTTTGTAATTCTTGCTTTTCTTTAACTTGCTAGTCTTTGCTTTAGCATGAACTCCCGGACGGGAAACCTTTGTTGTGGCTAACTTAGTAGTACCTTCTTTAATCTTTGCCATAATTATTCTTTATAGTGTATATGTTACAGTACAGACATTATTTATCAAAAATTCAAATTCAAATGAAATTGCAATTTCAAGTTCAGCTGTAGGAGGTGTAGCAGTTTCAGATATTGAACATCTTTCTACAGTAAGTTCAAGAGCATATGTTACAGTATCACCTGTTACTGGGAAAGTTGGTGTATATGTGATTCTAACTTGTACATAGTTTATTCCACTTGCAGTTCCTAAATCAGTAGCTGTGTTAAATAAACCCAAAGGTTCACTCACCATATTCAATGTAGTAGGTATTTGAGCTGATGTCATACCTGATGTTTTCCAAGGATAGAATCCTTGGTTAGATAATGGAAATGAATCTTCAACAGTTAAAGTTCCTAACGATACAGTGTAACTATCAGAGTTTTGCAAAACCAAATGACCACCAATCTTCCAACCACTTAAATTTTCTATTGGTAAATTTGAATTTATTGTATTAAGATCTTCAACTTTTGTACATGTATTGATCAAAGTAGGATAAATGAGCCAAGGAATTCCAGGAGTTACATTAGTCACATACTTATTTGAATCATTGCACTCTGGCAATAATAAATTTACATTGGTTGCAAGTACTTCAATTGGTTGATTGTTGTATTGCCAAGTAAATGGAAATATAGGATTAGGCATGTTTCATTTCTTTATAATATAATATACTAAAAAAATTTGAAATAAAAAACCCTGGCTGCTATTACCAGGGTTATGCGCGTAAAATAAACTCATGTCCTCGTTTGGACTGTCACAAATATACAAAAAATTGTGACAAAAAAGTATATTATATTATGCATAACTGGTCATATAAGGGTCAAAAGTATACTATAATGTCACTTATAAGTCACATTAACTTGTGATTTTGGGGTTAATGACGGATATATCCAACATCATAACCTGATGATATCACACTATAATGTGAGTTTTGTAAGGTTATACCCTTAATCACAAATTTTTTTGTGGGAGCTATACCCTTAAATTATTCATTGTCATAGAACATTCTTTCTGAATCTTCTGTATTCCACTTCTCAAATCCCTCACAGTTATAGTAATCTTTGTTGACCATGTAATCTGGTTTTTCTGGGAATGGTTTAGTTACAAAGCTAGGCTCAGACCATTTGATTCTATTGTTTGGTTGTAGAGCTATCTGGCCGTTATCAAGTAAAATGATGTGATGGCTTTTATGCTCTAGTGGATCTTCAGCTAGAGATAAGTCGGTATTAGGATCATTTGATCCCCAGTTTATTGTACCATAATAACTACCCGGGTAAAACTTGTGATCCTTCATGTACACTTCTACTCTGGTATCATATAGATAAGACAGATGTAATAGAGTAAAGTTATATGAGAAACAATTCCATATCTGTAAATAGTGGAATGGTAGATCTGGACTTGGCATCTCTGGTTCATGCAGTAGAGCATGACTAGGTAACTTATCTCTAAGCACACCATTCTCTAACAGCACTTGAAACAATGCTGCTTGTCCCGGCATACACCTCACAGATATAATTACCCCCGGTGTTAATTCTCCTTGACCTTTCTTATGTTGGTACATGTACTCATTTCTTACAAATACTTTAAGTGGAAAGAAGTTGTGTTCTATATATGCCATATTAAATTTTTTTTCCTAGTTGTCTAAATACAATAGATATTCTTTTATGTTCTAACTTTTCTATGCTATGTTTCCAATGTGTTCTGTATATTCCCTTAAGTTGTATAACAGATCTTGAAGGTAAGATTATGTTCTCTCTTTTTGTTCCGTAGGTTAAAACAAGTTTTGCATCTGATAACAAACTCAATATAGTTATTACAGGTCCGGCATCTGCTTTATCTATATGTGGGGTCATTTTATTTCCGGGATAATAAGTATTGACAGTTACATCTTCCGGTAAAGCATCTAGTATATTTTTATCTATTAGCTTATAACACAGATCTAGTAAGTAATCCGGAATAGGATCTAGTTGTTCATTACCATATATAGAGTTACCATATCTTACTAAAGTTCTATCATTAGATGCCTTACTATCTTTTTCAGCTTTTGCCAGAGACTCTAATAAGGTTAGCTCTTCTTCTATAGATATAATATCTAGTTCCGGTGCCATATTATTTTCTAGTAAAGAAACTTTTCTTTGGGGATTCTACCTTAGTAGTCTTTAGTTTCTCTATGATCTTATTTGCCTCATCTTCAGCAAATCCAATTACCTCTTCTTCTTTATCAGTGATCTTCCAGTTATTAAGTAAGATGCTCATGTGCATTGTCTCATGCATAATAGCAGTAGCTTTCTCTGTAATAGAATACTTTTTAAAGGTACCCATATTTAAAAACAAGAATGGTTTGTAAGGAGCTTTAGCTGTAAGTTTTTTATCTGCCGGATCATAGTTAGTCCATCCATATATGTAAACACCATTACCAACAGTCTTATCTATTTCTTCTGCTTTAGCATCTGCAAGATTTAGACCATGCATTTCTGGGACTTTATAATAGTCAAATATCTCAGTGGCATCATTGCCTACTAAGAGTATATACTTGCCCATGTCAAACTTCTTCATATACTAATATACTCATTATTTAATTATGTCGCAAATATAGTAGATTCTTGCGACAAAATCTGTAACAAATATGTGAGAAATTTGTGACAACAAACTATATGCAAAAGCATATCCACCTTACCTATCCATTGGGCTGAGGTGAAACACTATATGTACTTGCGTATAACCAGACCCCCCGGGCAATTATCCAAGGTCTGTTCCCCCGGGTTTGTCCAGTTAATGGGACTAAAAACTGGACAACAGAATATGGGTTTTTAGTATATAAGGGCTAGAGGTGGGTCCCGATAAATTAGACCCCCACCACTCCCGCGCTTGGTGGTACCCCCCATCAGTTTCTACAGCTCAATACCATGTCTGTACAGAAATACAAAAAAGAATTCCTGCTAGGAAAGTTTTAATGTTCTTACATGGTTAGCCCTATGG